AATTCTTCATACCCTTCGTCACCACCAGCCCAAATTTCATCAATAATTTCACCACTATTGGTGTAAAGATGAATAGCGTATGGATTATCTTCTTTTCCTTTACGTGGACCACCATAAATGAAGGAATCCTGCTCAAACTCTTTTGCCAAATCTTTTGCAAGATTAAATAATTCTTCAGACGTTGGAAATTTATCACCCCGTGATTCATCCCATATTATAAGAGAATCTTCCACCACAACATCGCCGGTTGGACCCCCTTCTTTGTACCCACTTCCGGGCATTTGGGTATATGGGAACCCAGCGGTGTCTAGGGACATTTTTAATTCTGCATTTCGTGATGCATTTTCCTCGTTGTTATAATCACCACGGAATGCAGTTAACATCACAAAAGGAATTTTTTGTTGTTCGATCTTGTGTTTAACACGACCATAATTTGTTTCTTTAATCAATCCTGGTTTTGAAAGCAAGACCTCTCGCTCAACCATCGCCTCTTTTACCATTACTTTTAAATCTTTTATTTTCATAACTTTTTTCCTTATTCGTCGATAATCCCAACAATATAATTTTGATGGACAACGTGGAACAATCTATCGTTTATTTTTATTTCTTCAACCATTGCTTGATCTACAACCAAATTAGTGTGCCCATTAGTTTTGGCTGAAGTGGTAAAAACATCATCCATGGTTCCCGTTTGTGTTGCCCATGTTGGTTGTTCGGGATTTAATCCTTTTAAAAAACCTTCACAGTCAGTAGCAGCACATATAAACTCCACCAAGCCGTACCGTTCTTTATTCTCTAATTTTGCGTCTTCTGGGATTAACACAGGACTCAAATCTGGAGATTTTTGCTCGGCGGTTTTTTTGACCAAAACGTGTTTATTAAACGGTTTGAATTTACACATTTGGGATTTCACTTTTAACGATGTCCATAAAGGATGAGAGATCATCCAGATCTACCTTTGTTTTGACTGCGTTATATGCTTTCTTGACTAGAGAGATCTCGTTGTTGGAAAGCCATTGGTTTTCAATGTACTCCGTCCGCAATTCTTTGCGTTGATCCTGATAAGGCTGGATGGCTCCATCAATAGCCCGATAAGATTTGATCAAATTAACTACGTGCTTCTTTTTTTCTTCTGTGATTGCAATTGTTGCCATTGTTTTATTCCTTTATATGTATTTAATTTCACAAGCACCACCAGCACAGGCAATCTCGCCTGCTAGGTTGGTGTTGTCGTCAATTTCTGCAATTTTTGTTAGATCAATTTCTTGCAGAGAGTTCATCATTGTTTTATATGTAAGCTCGTCACAGTCTTCAAACGGTGCTTGCTTATAAGCTCCACCGCTATAGGGAAGGACACTTAAACCATTATAAAATTTACGGTTTTCCCACATCCATTCCCCAACGGCTTTCCATTCGCCTTCCTGCATAGAAACTGTGGCTGAAATATTATGAGTATTGTTTCCTCGATGATGACCGGGTTTAATCCAATTTTGGGAAAACCATTTCACCCTTTCTAATAGTTCTAGTGCAGTTTCATGACGAAGGGTTGCTCCTTCTGGAGCTTTTTGCGGTACTGAAATGACTGCTGTGTCATGTGGCCTAAAATATTCATCTTCAACTAATTCGGGATGGTTGATTGCTAAGTAATGATAAATATCCTCATTCTTCCCCACTCGAATGCGACGAATATAGTAATCATTGTGCCATGCATGAATACCACTAGAGCAACCTAAGACCATAGAGGACGTTCCACTAGGTTTGATGGTTGTAACTCTTGCTGCGGGCTTGATGCCCAATAAGCCAGAAATTTTTAAATTTTCTTCTTTGGCAATCTTAGATGCTGCTTTCATATCTAATTTTTGAGCCAATCCAGATCCCACACCAGTTAATCCCACTCCCAAAAGAGCTTCTTTCTCGGTGGTGCGTTGCCAGATCGAACGTAAGTAATGAAAATCTGTGTAAGATGCTTGAAGTGTTCCAATAAAAGCCGCACAACGCACTCGCTCATTTAAATCTTCTTGGGATTCCACATTAGCCACATTCACTTCGCACAAATTGCAGAACTGAAACGGTCTTAATCCAATCTCACAACACGGATTGGTGCCCCAATCTTTATCATTGGTGAAGTAAATGCCTGGTTCTCCCGAATTGGAGTGTTCAATACGATCCCAGACTTCATCAAAGAATTCTTTTTCCACGCGATGTCGCACTAACACGGCGCTATTATTTGCCCTTGCTCTTTGGGGGTTTTTCTCCCACCAATTGCGCGATTTGCTAGCGATCATTTCTTGATCATCTGCCGAAAATAATGAAATAAGCGCAGCACGGCGAATACCACCAGCGAGAACGGCATCAGCAATATGACAAACAATATCATGTACCTCAATAGGTTCAAGTTGAGATCCCTCCTCTTTCTCGTTTAAGATAGACTTAATCTGACGAATACAGGTCTTAAGTGGTTCTGGACCGGGAGCTTTCCCGCCCGATGTTACTAATTTTGCACCCTTGGATCGAATATCTGAAAAATCAAAATCAATAGTGGACGTTCCTTCAAAATAAGAACGCATTAGTACCTTAACAGAGTCTGCCCAGCCCTCAATTGAATCACCAATCAAAAAACGTCGCTTACGATCTGCACGAGGATGGCGGATCTCTGGCAATTTTTCAACATGATGTTTCTGAACTGAAAAGCCAATGCCAGTACCACCTAATAAAAGAAATAAAATTTCGTTAAAAGCTCGGTAGTCATCAACAGGCAAGAAGCCACAATTATAAACACGGTTTGGACTAATCTCAATAGGTTTCCCTCCGAATTGTAGCGAGCGCATTGATGGTAATATCTTTTTATCATAAACTAATTTGTATGCACCCTCGATTTCTCTTTTCATAAAAGGAAATTTCTTAATGTGCATCTCCTTGTTACGTGTGACTAATTCTCCCCACGTTTCCCTTCTTCCCAAATCCTCTCGGTATTTAGCATATTTCATAAACACAGTAATATCAGATAGAATTTTACTTGATAGTTCCATTACATAGTCGCTCCCTTCATTAGTTTCTTATATTTGTTTAACATAAATTTTTGTTTTTCTTCTTGAGATAGTGCTGGACCTGTTGCTTCGTTAGGATCATACCTTTCTAACACTTTAATGTCAATATTTGCTGTGTCCATAAAGATTGAAAACACTAGGCCATCTTGACCGTTACGATTCTTTGCAATATAAATTCTTCCACCATTCTTTTGTTTATCTTCTGTTGTTCTTGATACCGAAAAGATAAGGTCGGCAACAAAGCACTTGTTAAATGCTTCTGAGATTGACTGCATAGTAATAATTTCTGCTTGCAGTCCTGTTCGATTTGTTTGAGATGCTGTCCAGCCAACTACATTATTTTCCATCATAATGGCTCGGAGTTCTTCGTAGATGGATTCAAGTTCTTCTCTTTTTTCACGGCGCGTTGATAGGGTGCGTAAAAGATCAGCATAATCCACGATGATCATATCTGGAATTATTCCTTGTTGTTTTAATTTTTCTATGTGTGCTCGAATTGTGTTTGTTGTGGCAGTTTTGGTAGGGTATTCTTTAACAATAAGGGTGCCATCGCAATCATTAATCATTTCCCTAATCTCGGGCTTGCGATCCATCAATTCATCCAGAGGAATACCAGTGATACACGAATCATAACGATTGGCAATAACTGTATCGCGTAATTCCAAAGTATAATGAACAACGGTCATCCCTGCTTTAACTGCGGTTGCGCCAAGATGGACAAGCACCATTGATTTACCCACGCCAGTTGGAGCAATCACAACTCCTAACTCTTTGCGACCTCCACCACCACCAGTGATTTCATCCATTCGTCGCCAGCCAGTAGTGATGGTATCACGACCAGAGAACTCGAATCTTTTATCAAAATCTTTGATATAATCGTACCCAAAGTCTGCGTCGGCACCTGCTTTAAGGGCGTCGTTAATGAGTACAGAAATCTCATCAAATGAGCACTTTTGAAGGAGTGTAGACGACTTCATCATCGCCTCTCGTAACTTCTGCTTGCGACAGAAATCCAGTGCTGTATCCTTAATGTATTCACACGATTCAAGTATGTTAATGTTTGTAAGTGCGCGAGCATAATACTCACGAAGTTGTTTCTGCAACGCTTCATTAAGATCATCAAGACCGGACTTAATGATTGTCTTCATCGTATCGTGAGATGGTTGCGATCCATATTTTCTTTTATATTGGAAGACTTTTTCTGTAAATGCTTGAAGATACTTGTATTCTAGGAATTCGATGTTTAAAACTTCCATCATTCGATCAGCAAAAACACGATCATCTAAGATAATAAAAGCGAGCTTTTCTTGAAAAATTTTACCATATTTAGAGAAAGAAATTTTATCATTTGTGGACATTATAACCTCGTGTGCCTGATGTGTTTCTAGATCATACCTCAATCAAAAAAGTTTGTCAAGCTCTTTGTGAGGGGATGTTGTAATTAGTCGCGAGCGTCGTCAATAATCGATCTAAATTTTTGAAAAAGTGAGTTCCAGTTGAACTCGTGAATGCCATCAAGTGACATCATCTTTAGAACTTCAGTTCGGTTAAATGACGGTTTAAAATTTTCAACAGTAGTTTTAATATGTTGGGAACTTTGGGTTGAAATATAGGGCGAATAGAGTTGCATTAATTTATAATTTAGCTCAACTTTATTTTTTTCTGATAGGATATTTTTATATAACTTTAATCCCGAATCATCTCTGCGACAATGATTAAACAAATCATCAAGAGTATATGATTTTTCTTCAGCAAGAAAGGAAAATTTATTAGCAATCGTCTTGAGTCCTGCTCCTTTGATCCCTTCTAGGTTGTCAGATTTATCACCATCTATGGCTCGGGCCATCGCAAAATTGTTGGGATGAATAGAAAATTGTTCGATGATTCTCTTTTTGTTTAAGAATTCATCCTTCACTGGGCTATAAATCATTGTCTTGTCATCACACAATTGATAAAAATCTTTATCCATTGATACAATAATTTTAACATCCTCTTTTAACGAGGGCATTTGACAGATATAGGCGATTACATCATCTGCTTCTATGTCTTCCACCATCAATTGAGCCACTGGCATTTCATTAAGATATTCAATGGTCTTTCGCATTTGATCGTAGCGGTTTTGTGACTCCTCAAGTGCTGACATTCCTTTG